TCTCACCATATTGGACACCGCTAGAAACAATTAATTGGTTGACCGGGAAAAGTATCAATCAAAAGGGTGTTCCTAATTATCTATTTTATGAGACAAACCAATCATTTGAATACGTTTCAGTCGATACATTGATCCAAGCATCGCCAGAAAGAGAATATATATATTCTGATGTTGATGCAAATACTGCTATTGGTTTTGGTGGTAATAAAGACGATAAATACAAGATTGTAACGTCAATGGATAACGATGTAACATTTGATTATCTACGAAATCTCAATGGTGGCATGTATTCGTCTAAACTATATACATTTGATTTGACATCGAAAAATATAAATACAAATTCTTTCGATTATATCGATGACTTTTCTAAATCATCGCATCTAGAAAAAACACCATTGAAAACGTCAGATTTGATGCGCAAGAAAATTGCATCGTTGTACTTTATTGAGAAAAACAATTATCAGACTGGTGCACTAAAGCAACAAGGATATAAGGATTTTTTCCTTCAAAGAAATTCTCTTCTAGAACAATTATCTGCATTTAAGATAACCATTACTGTTCCTGGAAGAACCGATATCAAAGCTGGTAATGTTATCACATTTACGGTTTCTGATCTTAGACAAATTCTTAAAGATGAGATAGAAACATCGGGTAAATCTGATTATTTCTCAGGTAAGTATCTTATTACAGCAATAAAGCATCAAATTATCAATGGCAATCATACCATGTTAATGGAAATTGTTTCTGACTCATTTATCAAATCTTTAATAACAAAATAATTATGAATCAATCATTTTTTGTCGGAATTGTAGAATCTCGCGCCGATCCACTAAAACTTGGTCGTGTTCAAGTTAGAGTATTTGGTGTTCATTCTGAGTCGCTTACTGATGTCCCCACAAAGTCATTACCGTGGGCAATTCCGCTCATGCCCGCAACTTCTGCATCATTGTCTGGGATAGGTCACTCTGGAGCACAGTATATCGAAGGTACACTAGTATTCTTGTTTTTTCAGGATGGTGATTCTAAACAGCAACCAATCATTCTTGGATCTGCTCATGGAATCCCTACAGATAAAAATCCATTTTCCAATAATTATGGTATTGTAGAAGAATCTATATCTATGGTTGCTGGGATAGAACAGAAAAATACGTCGTCTGTAAAACCTACTTCAGAAAATACTTTATCTGATTCTTCTGGTACTCCTGTAACAGATTCGTCCGGTGCTCCTGTGACCACAGGAACTAAATCAGATGATACCGTAGATATATCCAAGATGGTGGCAAAATATGGATCTAACGTAACTCTTGTCTACAATACTCTAAAAGACTTTGGTATCAGTAATCCTTATGCACTCGTCGCAATTCTTTCTAATGTAGCCAAAGAATGTGCATTCAAACCAAGACGCGAAAGTCTGAAATATTCTTCTGTCGATAGATTAGTTGCAATTTTTCCATCATATTTTAAATCGATGCCAGTCACAGAAGCACAGACTTATGTAGGTAACGAGGAGAAAATTGCAAATCTTGTATATGCGAATCGTTACGGTAATGGTAATACTGCATCAGGTGACGGATTTGCTTATCGAGGTGGTGGATTTATTCAGCTCACATTCAAGGCAAATTATGCCGATGTTGGATCTAAAATTGGTGTCGCTCTAGGTACCACACCATCGAAGATAGATGATACATCGGTTGCTGCTAAATCTGTATCTCAATTCTTTGTATCAAAATATGGTGGTGCAAATAAAGTATCTTTCTCTGACCTAGAATCTGCACTTACTTCGGTTACCAAGAAAGTAAATGCTGGCGGTTTTGCCCATGACTATCCTATTGTGTTGACTGCGTCCAAATTATGCACAATCAATACAGACCCTACTACAACAGAGACAGAGAAAGCAGAAGCAGAATCGGCAAATCCTAATGCCCCCGAAAATGACGTAAAGAAAGATGCTACCAAGAAAGAAATCGATTCAGGTATTATCGGTGGTTCTGTTAGCAGTAAGGTAGATAATTCTGTTGGGTTTAAAGATCCAAACAATAAATATCCATTAAGTTCTCTTCTTAAAGAACAAGATACAAATAGATTATCTCGTAGGAATACTGATAACACACAAGTACAGAAAAAATTAAAAAATCGTCGTACTGGTATTAGGAGTATAGGGTCTACATTTAATGAGCCCCAACCAGCCTTTAATGGACAATATCCATATAACCATACTTATACTTCAGAATCGGGTCATTTACAGGAATTCGATGATACTGCTGGTGCAGAGCGAATTCACACATACCACACCGCAGGTACTTATCAGGAAATTGATAAGTATGGGAACCAGACAAATAAAATCATCGGCGATTCATTCTCAATTACTGAGAGAAATGGATACGTCTATATAGATGGCACAGCCAGAATTACGATTGGTTCAGACATAAAACTAGTAATTGCTGGTAATATGGATATTGAGGTAGATGGTAACGTTAACTATAATGTCGGCGGTAATGTTACGTGGCAAGTTGGTGGTGATTTGAAGTATGGTGTGGCTGGTCAACATTCACTTCAATCAGGTGGATCTACAGATATTGATTCATCTACTATCAATCTAAATTCTGGGTCATCTACAGGAGTTTCACCATCGTCTAGAGGTGGCACGACAAATGATTATGCACATCAAGAGCCAGAAAATTATCTCGGCGCAGAACATCTTAATATGGATGATGCATCGGAAGAAGATGTGGACACGCATCAAGCAAAGGCTATAAAGGATGGCACTATGACACAAAAAGAATTGGATGATGGAAAAGCTGCAACAGATGCAGCACCAGATGCAGATACTAAAACTCCACCACCTATCGAAGCCTTACCTGCATCTTGCTCTGCATTTTCTGGAGCAACAAATATACCAGATACTACACAATTGTCTACTAAATTTACACTTGGTATGGTTTCCTCAAAAGCTGTGGTATCTAAATATAAAGTCGTGAGTCAAGGTGGATTATCTGAATCTCAGATCGTGTGTAATCTTAAGAATGTAGCTGAAAATTGCCTAGACAAGATTAAATCAAAATATCCAAATATGTTCGTTACGTCTGGATTTAGAACAGGATCTGGTACGTCACAACACCTTAAAGGTCAAGCATGTGATATGCAATTTACAGGTGTTCCTAAAACTGGATATTATGAGATCGCACAATGGATTAGGGATAATGTGCTTTTCGACCAGTTGCTGTTAGAGTACAAGACAACGGGCACAGGCAATCCATGGATTCACATCTCATTTAATACTTCTGGTAATAGGAAGCAGGTACTGACATTTATGAATGATAAAACTGCAGCACAAGGCTTAAAGAATTTAGGATAATTATGGCAACTACACTTTTAAAGAATAGTCGAGAGTATACAGATATCGATTTTCTGTTTACTAAACATCCATTGACAGATAATTTGACCATTAAAAAAGGTGCGAATTCAGTCAAACAGTCGATAATGAATCTGCTTCAATTAAAACCTGGAGATAAACCATTTCACCCAGAAATTAAATCACCGATATACGATTATTTGTTTGAGAACGCTTCAAATATCGTATCAGTAGTTCTTGAGGGTGAGGTCAGAAAATATCTAAATGCCTATGAACCTCGTGTCATTATATTATCTGTTCGTATATCATTTCCCTCCAACAATGAAATATCGTGCCATCTAGAAGGTACCATTATAAATTTACAAGTCCCATTTATAGTAAATGTTCTAATTAATAGATTGAGATGATAAACATTAAATAGTACTAGTAATAACTAGGTAAATATATGGCGACAACTACACCAGCAGTATCATTAGATTTCGATCAGATTAAATCCGATATAATTGAGTATATCAAGACGAATCCAACATTTACAGATTACAATTTTGAAGGTTCTGCTCTAAATGCCATCGTTGATTTACTAGCATATAATACACACACTAATGCGTATTATGCAAATATGCTTCATAATGAAGGATTTCTAGACACTGCACAGAAAAGATCATCTGTTGTATCTAGAGCGAAGGAATTAGGATATACTCCACGATCTGTAGTATGTTCCACCGCATATCTAGACATTACGTTAATTGGTGGCACAGATACATCATACTATTTGCCTAGGGGTACCAGTTTTTCATCTAGCAATGACTTGGGTACGTTTCAGTTTTTAGTAACGGATACAGTTACATCTACTGTATCTAATAATACACATGAATTTTCCTCGGTAAAGGTGGTTTGTGGAGTAAACACACAAAACTTCTTTACTGTAGATGTTTCATCTAATGTTAGATCTATTTTCACGATACCAAATAAAGATATTGATACGACGACGCTTAAAGTTCGTGTTCGAGAAGCCATCTCATCTACAGAATTTACTGAATATTTCCTTACACAAAATGTATATGGATTAACGCCAACATCTAATTCATTCTTTCTACAAGAGTCTTATGATGGATTCTTTCAGATATATTTTGGTGGTGATGTTATAGGGAAACAACCAGTAAATGGTAATATTATAGAGGTTGATTATATAGTATCTACGGACTATGCAAATCCCGATGGTTGCAGGTTATTTTCATTGAATGGTACTATAGGTGCCAACGTAGACGTGAGCATAGTAACTACTCAGGTATCATTTGGTGGTTCGGATAAAGAAGTAATCAATTCTATTAAAAGTAATGCAATCAAATCTAATACTGCTAAGCATAGAGCGGTAACCGTAAATGACTACGAGATCTTATTAAAAGAACAGTTTAATTTTATCAAATCTGTCTCAGTGTGGGGAGGTGAAAATAATTTACCGCCAGTATACGGTAAAGTATTTATTTCTATACAACCGGTTTCTGGGTACACTATATCAGATACGGTAAAGAGAGAAGTAATTTATCCAGTGGTTAAAGCTGCGTCATTGATGTCGGTTGTCCCAGAATTTGTTGATCCAACATATATAGAGTTATATTTCATATCAACAATTAAATTTAATCAATTTAAAACAAATTCCTCCAGATTTGAAGTAGAAGGTTTTGTAAAAACTGCCGTATCACAATATGTAGATATTATATCAACCTTCAACAAAGATTATCTAGAATCTGAATTAGTTTCTAATATATCTGCACTTGATATTGGTATTATCTCGGCAAATGTAAGCAAAAGGGTTGGGTTTAAATTGACTCCAATCTTAGGGATTGTGTCTAGTCATATCAAAAATATTGGTAATAGTATTGTTCAAGGTTCTATTATGTCTACGAAATTTAATACATTTACAGATGTAGAAACTATCGTGACTATCAGAGAGATTTCTGGCAGATCTTCAATGTATATTGATATTAATGGTATTTCATCTATCATACAATCATTGGGGTTATTTACTGAAGACGGTGTTCTAGTAAGCGAAATAGGATCTGTGAATCTTTCGTCTGGAGTTTTTAATATTTCTTTTGGTGCATATTC